AAAATGAACGCAGAAGAAATTACATCACTCGTCCTCCAAATGAAGCCTCCCGTATTTGGCAAGTCGAATACCATCCGGTGGATGATTAAGAAGGCAGCGGAAATCGGGATTGCAACTGCATACGCATCAATATTAAAACAAACAACATTTAACAAATACTGGAAATGAAAAAAGAAATCGTTATTACGGCAACAGATGTGCTGAATGATAAATTTACGAGACAAGAAATGTATGCGATAGCATCAACGTTCTTTGACCGTATTTATAACACGCCTGAAATCAAGAGGGAGACTTTTATAGAAATGAATGAAGTAAAACCCTTCTGTGTTATCGAAACCGATACAGCAATATTATTCCCATTCATCGGGAAGAAAATTGTCTATGATGTCTATAAAGAGGCTTGCGAGTGGGGTGGAATATCTTGGGAGGATGCCAAGGAATTATGCTTGGAATTCCAAACCCGTCAGCTCACTATCGATGAACTGTGCGCCGTACGATACTTTGCGAAGGAAATCGACGAAATATTTATCAAACACCGTTGCAAGAAATTCAGCGAAGTGTTAAAATGCGGGATCTGGTCATCGTCGCAAGCAAATCACGGTCGTGTTTGGTGCTGTAATCCCTGGTCTGTGTCCAGTCGCACAAAGTTACACTTAAATTACGTTCTGCCCGCCTATTCTTTATAGGGGGAACGTTACTATACCTTATATTTCATTTGTTTCACGAATCTTCGATAATATGATAAAAAATTCTGTAAAATATTTTTAGTAAAAGAAATTTTGCATACATTTGCGATATAATCCGAGTGCCGGTAGGCCGGCAAAACAAATCCGATGCAGATAGGTCTGCCATTTAAACCGCCTTTCAGGCGGTTTAAATGTAATAATAGAGTATTGCAAAAATGACAACTAAAGTTAACATCCTTATCGATGGAGGTTTTTTCTGGCAAAGGTTTTATGCCATAAACAAACGGACCCCAAAAGTTTCAGATGTCCTGATTACGGTAAATGATATTATTTCGAAAGTAAGGGCCAAAACCAATGGCGCTACTAATGATATTCTATGGAGGGTGTTTTATTATGATTGTAAACCCTTTGGTGATAGTATCAAAGATTACACTGGCAAGAAGATAATAGACTTCTCAAAGAGTCAAATATTCGCAGACAAGTCGAAATATTTAAAAGATCTTGGTTCGCAAGAGCAGTTTGCAATAAGGATGGGTGAATTGTCTTTTACAGGATGGAAACAAGACCTATATAGCAAGAAATTTAAACCGGATTTCAAGCAAAAAAGTGTAGACATGAAGTTTGGTTTGGATATGGCCTCGATGGCCACCAAACACATCGTTGAAAAAATTGTTCTTGTTGCTGGAGATTCTGACTTCATCTCTCCAATAAAATATGCAAGACAAGAAGGTTTGCTTGTATATATTTATCCAATGGGGAATCATCTCAAGCCAAAACTTCATGAGCATTGCGATTATGTTTTATAATGACGGCAAGCGAAAAAGATTCATTGATATGCGAGATTCTCGCAAGGCGGATTCCCGGACGTAGGTTTGCACTATCCTACATAATCCCCGTAGATGACAGGGTCAGGATGGCGGAGGCATCTGAGGTAATCCAGGAACTCGGCAGAAAAGGAATGGTATCTGGCATAAAACCTACATTTGAAGACCTTCTGTTCACGGTCAATTCTGAGCTTGAGACATTTTCCAAGAGGGGTGGATTTGAAGCTGAGGATATCATGTATGAGGCAGAAATACAGAAAGTCCTCCTTGAGGTGTCCAAGCTGGAGTCCGAGATAGAGCCTGGTCTCTATCAGAAAATTATGAAGATACTTGAACCTCTTGCCAAGCTTGCCGGGGCAGCAGCGGATTTGTCGGGCCTTGCGTAGGCCGTACATCAGCTCTATCTCCCGCATTTGCCATTTTAGAAAGAGCCGGCGTAATAGATGATAGGCAAATACGCCGATGATTATGCCGATAATAATTTTGACCAAAATCGAAATATGACAAGTAAACAAAAAGACATACTGGTAAGGAGGATCATTGATGGTCGCACTCCAGGAGGAAACTGCTCGCTGTCATCATTCGTCTCCGTAGATGATGGGATCGGGATGGGCGAGGCTATGGAAGTAATTCTTGAGCTGAAGCAGCGGGGATTCGTGGAAAAGTACCAATGTGCTGCCGAAGACCTTCGTTTCAGCATCAATTCTGGACTGGAGACATTTTCCAAGAGGGGTGGATTTGAAATTGAAGATGTTGAATTTCAAGCACAGTTTCAGAAAATCTTTCTTGAGGTTGCTGCATTGAAGAAGGAATTGTCCCCGAGTCTCTACGATAAAATTATGAAGATACTTGAACCGCTTGCCCAATTTGCCGGGATTGCCGTAGAAGCCATAATCGCCAGGTAACATACCTGCAATACGCTCTAACTCTCTTAATTGCCATTTTAGAAAGAGACGGTGTAATAGATGATAGGAAAGTACGCCGATAATTATGCCGATAAAAAAAATATTCATAAGTGGTTGGGAATAAGAAATAATTGCTACATTTGCAAAGACGATTCCGTAGCTAATGACTACCGATTCGTCGCCGGAAGGAGGAACATGCAAATGTTCCTCTAACTATTTTTTATATAGCACCCTAACGTCCTTTTCTGTACGTAACCATACTTCTTCAATTGTTTGGCCTGTTGTACAAAGACGTCTTTTTATGGTCTTCTTCATATATGCCTCCGCTAATCCAGGATCATCTATTATTATCCTTGAGGATTGTTTCAGACCATGATTAAGCATGTTTTTGAAAGCGTTGATTAAATTGTTTGTGGTAAATCCCTCATGCTCATACCACACGCCATCGATGTACAGATCCGGACATTTGTTCTCGTATTTGGTGCCTCTCAGGTCCTTGTAATAGCAGTCATATACGAAATTTTGCGGCCTTGACATTTTTGGAGTCATTTCGACTTCTGAACCCAAGGATGCAAAATGCTCTGCTATTTGCTTAAGCTTATCATAGTCCGGAGAATCAGTTCTGATAAGTTTGCTTATTCTGACTACGCCCTTTCCTACTTTATACACGGTCTCTTCGCCAATCAGACAAGAGTGAACAAATTTGCATGCCTGGCAGACCTCATTGTCCGGAGCAAAAGCAAGTTTCAGATTGGACTGATTACAGTTCTTACACTTGGAGATGGTGTAGGGGTTGTACTTGGGGAAGACGCGCTGCTGCTTGCCGGGATTGAAGGCAAACATCTTCTGCTGCTTTTCTGTCATGGCTCCCTTGGCACGTGACATTGCCTCATCGTGAGGGGTCAGAGGGTTCTTACGGGCGAGAACCTGGACTACGGTGCACCTGCAGTTCCAGCCGTTGGGCGGGTAGTAGCTGTCCCAGAAGGAGTCTGAAGGAGGAAGGGTGATACCATTGAGCTCGGCGTGTTCCGGACGCACCTTGTCATCTCCTGCAGTACGGTACTGCAGCGGATAGTCATCCCCATCCTCAGCGAACTTCTCCCACTTGCCGGCCATCTCCGCTGATGCCTGGGCGAAGTTGTATTCCGCGCGGAGATAGTTCCTGTTGTAGGTATCGTCAATCTTTTGAACGTCGTTCAAGAAGCGTTCAAACGGCTTTCTATTGCCCTCTTCATCCACCAGCTGGGGAAAGGCCTCATTAAGCTCGTGAAAGGCCTTCATTCCGGAGAAAATATAGTCCGATTGGGCAAGGCGTTCTCTCATCAGCGGCGACATCTCGGTCTGCTCGAAGGCGGAGTCCAGGATCTCCGCATGAGTCCGGATGAAGCTTTGTACGTCCTTTTCCCCAAGGATGTCAATACGGAGTGCGGCGCCCTTCTCACGGAAGAGTGCGGACATCATATTCTTGAAGCGCTTCTGGAGAGATAGACGAAGCTGCGGCGGTACTTTGTCCTCAGCGTCGGCAAGGTTCAGCCCCGATTCGCCGAGAATGCGGCTGTAGCGAAGGTGCAGCCCCTCGTAGTCGGAGGGGCTCAGTCGAAAAAAGGCTTCTCTCCTCCAGCGGAAAGACCCAGGGCGGAGCGTCTCTCTCCGGCCGGGATGCCGTACTTCTTCTCGAAATAGTCGCCGGGAACATCATAGTTGTTAAGCACCATTGTTTCAATGGCCACCTGCTGCTCGGGCGTGTAATCTACTGAATAGTCCCATTCAAACGTCATTCCCTTCACCGGGAATCCGTGAAGAACCATCAGGGGAATCAGCTTGTTGTTGACTATGTCGCGCAGACCGTCGCTAAGAGATCCTATGAGGTTCTTGAGCACATCCAGATGCGTCTGGCTCTGAGATAGTGATGAACCGTCGTCGATGGTCATAGTCTGGTTCAGGATCAGCTTCGACAGCTCCGAATTGGCCCTGTCGATACGGCGGTCATAGACGTTGAAAGCGTCGCTCTTGCCGGACTCCACGAGCTGTATGTCGGTGGTCTCATCAAACAGGCCCCAGGCATTGGCGCCCATATTCTCGGCCATGTTGGCCATCTTGGCGCGTTCAGCCTCATCGCGGGAAGAGGTCTTGACGATTCTGATGGGGATTCCGAACATCTCTGCGAAGGTGTCCCAGAACGCAAGCGCATACTTCTTGGGGATGGTATGCATCGCCGCTTTCTCAAAGAGGCCGAGACGGTCCCTGTCGCCGCATTCGATGAGCCAGCTGTTATAAGGCGCCTCTCGATAGTCAAAACCATTCCTCCAGTCGTCTCCGCGCAGGCGTGTTATGCGGCATTTATCCGGAATGACGTGCTTTCGTGGGATGAGGGTGACTCCGTCGAATGACATATTGCCATTCTGGTCATTGACTATATCTCCAAGTTCGACAAGGGAGTGCCCCCAGTATCTCGCTTCAAGATAATACCGGACAAAGGTCTTGAACCACGGCTGGTTGAAAAACTTCAATGCCTCCGGATTGGCTTCGCCTTTCTCGTCGGTAATCTTGAATGATTTTGCAAGAATGTAGCCGTTCAGCTGCCCGATCGTACCAGTGAGGTGGGCGTCGAGATCGACATCGCTGTAGATGTCGTACAGGACCTGACGGTTGGGATACTCATAATCGCGTGCCATCTGGCAGGCATAGCGCCAGCGCTGGATGTCGTGCTCGATGAGCCGGTCAGTCTCCCTGTAGAGGTCGATGGCTATTTTTTTGAGGCGTTTCCTCGCCAGTGGGTCCGCCAGGTTGAAGTCCCCGTGCAGCGTTGAATGAATGACGGGAGCGGTTTTTTGTTTTGAAGGATTCTTACCCATAATTACCAGGTTTGTTTATGGCGCGTTTCCGAGCCGAAATGAATAGGTGTGGCAGGTTCCCCGCCTGTCCCGGTGGCAATGGGCAGATTAGGGACGATGTTGCCCTTCTGTACGCCCTCCAGCCATTTGATTGCGCGCTCGTATCTCTGCTGCCTGATTTCCATACCCATCTTCTGTCCCTGTGAGGCTGTAAGGTGGTAGAGTACGACATCGCAGGTTATCATCACCATCTGTGCGTTGCGGTTGGTGCCTGTGGCGGCAAAGATGGCTGCAACGTCATATTTGGGACGCAGATATCCGGAGATTTCCTCAATGGCTATGGTCTCAGTGCGCTGACGGTTGTCGGCATCCGCCTGAGTTATGATGTTCAGCGCCGTAGCGCCGATGACAGACTTGTAGTCTTCAACTGTGACAAACATATCAGTGTACTCTTGCGGTGTATATGGCTTTTTTGCGGATTGTGGCTCCTTTGCAGTTGAAGACGCCCCTGGCCACTGCGATGTCGATGTCCCGTTTCGACATCAGGAGAAGCTTTGGTCCGCATTTCAAGACATAGATGTTCGCACCAATGTATTTTGAGCGCTTGTCGGCACTTCTGACAGCCCATTTATAGCGCAGGGGCCATACGATTTTGTCTTTGAAGAAACTCATATTACCATTTGTTTTTTGGTGACGGCCTGCGGCCGAGCACCGGTTTGAAATTACTAGATCGGGATACTCTCTGCAGCATCCATATTGCGCCTTCATCAGCATCGGGAGCATCATCGTGGGCGCCGCTGCCCTTTTCCAGGGCGAGAGTCTGGTCAATGCCGGCCTTCATGTCGGGAGAGTCTTTCTTTGCTTCATTATAGAATACGAAGCCTCGCTCCCATAAGGGGGTGATATTCTGGATACGCTCCAGCTTGTCCGGCTTCTTCCGCCTGTCGCCCGTGATGGGCAGCTGGTATCCGCGGAAGTTGCCCTCTGTGGTGAACTCATCCAGGAGGGTGTCCTGTATGAAGTTCGCCTCCATATACCAGCTCACCTTGGCCGCGTCATCGCCCAGGCGCTCATACAGGTCATAGCACCAACGGACCATTGCGCCCACCGTGTCCTGGCGTACCCAGCAGTCAATGAGGTGGAATTCCGTGCCTATCTTGCCCCACAGGCGGCATGCCTTGTAGTCATTGGTGGTCTTGGGCTTGAGTGACGGGTCGATATAGAGAACCACAGCTTCATATTTGCTGAGTTTCGGAAGGCTCTTGTACTGGATCCATTCGTGCTTGAAGATCTTGCCGGCGACGATGGGATTGTGCATGTACTCTTTGTTCCAGGAGAAATAACCCATGAAGGCGGCAGCTTCGGCAGCCTCTTCCTTGGTCCACTTCTCCTTCCAGACGGGTTCTCCGTGCTCATCCACGGCATTGACCTGTATGACATCCACTCCGTCCGTCTCGGTCATCTTCTGCAGCACGCTTGTCTTGCTGATAAGGTTGCCCGCCATCACGAAGCGGCCGCGTCCAAGGTCAAGCGCACCGAACAGGGCCTCCTTCACCCAATTGTAAAGATCCTCGACGCGGGAGGGGTTGCGGCACAACTCGTCATCGTCAAGGTCGTCGATGATGATGTAGTCCGGTCTGCGCTCCATGTGCCTGAGCCCTCGGGGGGACTGGCCTCGTCCGAGGGACTTGAAAACGCAGTTGTCCCGGGTGATGAAATAGCCGTCAGCCCAGTCTCCGGAATTCTTCTGCTGCCCGAAATCGGCAATGTATCTCTGATTGAACTCGAGCTCCGCCTGCAGCGAGGACAGCAGTTCCTTCGAGCTTTCCTCGCTCTTGCCGACAATCACCATGAAGTGCAGCTGCTTCTGCGCCTTGAGCCAGGCAGGGATGAATACGTCAAGGTGCGTGGACTTTGCGTGCGCTCTGGGCCATTTCCAGACGCCTTTGTAGTTGCGGTTCTTGCGCAGCTTCCGTGCACCTTCATTATGGAAGGACGCATTGTGGGTGACGGAGGTCTCTCCCGTGTCCGGATCCGTCCTTGTCAGGTAGTGCGGGAAATAGTATTCGCAGAAGGACGGGTAGTCATTCAGAAGACGTTTGATTCTCTTTTCCTTCTGTGCGGGGGTCTCTTTGACAAGGCCCTCGATGCTTGTCATCGATTGGATGACCTTGCAATGCTCGTTCCACTTGGCGCGAGCTTCGTTCTCTATCTGCGTCGCCATTGTGAGAACGGTTTATTTGTTGAACTGCTCCGAGAGATAAAGGTCCTGGTAATGGTTGAAGGCCTTGAGTAGTTCGGGTGTTATGTCGGGGTCGGACTGGGCGCGGAATTCCAGCCACTTGCTGAAGGCGATGAAGACTTCGATTGCATCCACGACACTTGTCTTGCGGTCCAGCTTCTGGATGACTGATGACAGCTTGCTGAGTTTGTCTCCAAGTCCTGCCAGGGCGGCGGGATCTTCTGACTTGTTGACCTGTTCTATGAGGTTGTCGATTGCCAGAAGCAGCTTGTTCACCAGTTCGGGACGTGTGATGTTCTTGGCAGCACGCGCTTCCTTCCAGCCATCATCATTACACCAGCGAGATATTGTCGGCCTTGTGACTCCCACCTTTTCTGCCACCTCTTCCATGCTCATCCCTCCCAGGTACAAAGCCTTGGCTGTAGCTTTCTTGTTTTGTTGAATTTTGGATTGTGCCATACGTATGTAAAAATTATTTGCTGCAAAGATTGACAAAAGACCTTCCATTGTCAAAAATGTACGAATTGGATTCACACTTGTCTGCATAGGATGCACACTATTTTGGATTGTGATGTAAAATGATTTAACGTTGCCGAAAATTTATCAGCAATGGCAGTAAAAAAAGTCAGAATTTCAGACGAGTCTCTGAACAGCTACGGCACCCGCATCATCACTTCCGGCGGAGATCTTGAGGATTACAGACGTAATCCCGTGCTCCTCTACATGCACGAGAGAGGGAATGTCATCGGTACCGTGGACAACATCGAGGTCGTCGGTACTGAAATAATAGGTGAGCTTAATTTCGATGAGGCCGGGGAAAAGTCCCAGCGCATCGCAAAGCAGTGGGAAAAGGGTTCTCTCAGGATGGTGTCCGCAGGGCTTATGGTCATCGAGATGTCGGAGGATCCGAAGATGCTTGTCCCGGGGCAGACATCCCCCACCATCACCAAATGGAAGCTGCGCGAGGTGTCCGTTGTGGATATCGCCGCCAACCCGAATGCAATCCGTCTGTATGACAAGGACGGAGTCCTGCTGGACCTCTCAGAAAACGGCAGTAATCCTCTGCCGAAACTCAAAAACAATACAAACACTAATCAAACACGTATGGATCAAAAAGAATTGGCCCTTGCACTGGGCCTCGCCGAAGATGCCACAATGGAGCAGATTCAGGCAAAGATCACGCAGTTGATGGCTCAGGAGCAGGAGATTGCCACTCTCAGGGAGCAGAGCAGCCAGATCACTCTGGGCGCCATCACGTCTGCCGTTGAGACCGCCATCAGCGAGAGGCGTCTTGCTGAAGGCCAGAAGGAGCATTTCATTGCCCTTGGACAGAAAATGGGTCTCGACGATCTGAAAATCACCCTTGCTGCAATGCAGCCCGCCGTCAAGGCATCCGCCATGATCAGCGGTGGCAGCGAAACCACTTACAAGAAACTCAGTGAGGTTCCTTCGGACAAACTGATGGAGCTCCGTGAGAACGACCCCGAGCAGTACAAGAAGCTGTATAAGGCTGAGTACGGCGTTGAATGCAAATTCTAACCCTTTTTACGGATATGAAAAAGTTCATTACAATTCTTTGCGCGATTCTGTTCAACTGTGTTGCAGGCGCGTTTCTGGGCACCGCTGCTGATATCAGCCCCGTGATCGGTGCCATCGGTATGAATGCCGTCGGCGCCGCCGCAGGCATCATAGGTCTTCCCGACGGCCTGCGTGCCGGCGTTCTCAAGGAACTGTGGACTGGCGAAATGATCAAGCATCTTCGCGCCGG